CGGTTGCAAAATCGTCCGCGAACATACCCGCTCTAGCACCTAGAGTTTGTCCCACGACATTGCCCATACCGGGGGCAGTTATAGCGGGGGCACCCATAGTCGTAAGCCCCTGCACCGCAGGAGCCGCAGCACTACCTACTACGCCAGAAGTGGCAGGTGCGGCCATCGCGGTAGCAGTCCCCGGACCCAAAGCGCTCAGCCCTGCAGAAGTAGGCACAAGCCCCGCCACAGGAGCAGCTGCGCTGCTAATAGCCCCCGCCACCCCCGGTGCCGCTGCGTACCCAGCTTGGCTAGCTGCCTGCGCCGCCAACATATCGGTCATACCAGCAGCTTTAGTAGCCGCAGACGTAACACCAAGGCCCGCGCCGCCAGCCAGAGACGCACCGCCATAGGCTTGTAGGCCAGCCAACAGACCCTTCTTCAGGCTGCCAGAAGCCACGCCCATAGCGCCGCCTACAGCAGCGGCGGTGATCCACGGCGGGATACCAACGAACGTACCTGCGATACCGGCGAGGGTGGGCAGGAGTTTTTTCAGGAAGCTGGCCTCTACCAGACCTGTGTGCGGGTTGATCGTGAGGGTGCCGCCGTGCTGCACCGCAAGTGCCTGCAAGCCTTGGACTTCACCCTTGGTCATGTGGACGAGCACGGTGTCGCCGTTGCGCCCGTAGGTCTGCAGATGCTCTGCAATGCCCGCCAAACCTCGGCTATGATTAGCGTTCATCAGCGCCTCGTGCCTCTACACCTACGTGTGTACCCGTAAACTACCCAATAAGCCAGTTTGTACCGTTACTGAAAATAGGAACGTTATTAGCCCCGCCCCCGGCGACGACTGAAGCAAAAGTAGTCGCGTTAGCATCAGACACAAAAGCCCTTGCACCTGCGCCCATAGTAGCAGCCGAAGGAAGCGTCGCCACTGTGTAAGGGGTAGAGAACAAAAGCTTTGAGCGGTATGACTCTGCGTTGTTAGGTGTAGGCGAGTCAAGCTGGCCGAAGTAAATCTCTATAGCCCGAATAAGTTGCCGGAAGTACGTAGGGTCGTACTCTTGCGGCGGAGCTGGAAGCTGCGGAGCGTTGAACCTTTCAAGGGCCATTGGGTTTCTCTTCTTTATTTATCAACGCTTACCATCAACCCTGACCTGGATGCGGGGGCTTCCAAGCTGCCACGTCACCCCAAGGTTCTCTGACATTACCTTGATAGCCATCTGGCGGGCACGGGCGCGGATGAACACTTGCCCGGTGTAGGAGTCCACCGTGGTCTCGATGACGCGTTGCTCGTCTTCGGGGTCAGACTGGTAGCTGGTGCCCGGGAAGTTGCGCGGGCGGATTTCAAACGTCGCCTCAGGCGTGACAGTAGGTTCAGACCCGTCGAAGTTTATATCCGGAATAAGCCTGCGGGAGAGCATGAATTGCTCGCCGTCCCCCATGTCGAAGTCGTTGGACTGGATATAGGCTGTAAGCGCCGCGCCGTCGTCGTCCACCCCGAACTCATGCTGGTAGAGGTACCCACGGGCAGCGCCTGCGGGGCTATTGGCTGCGGCAGGGTAGTGCCGCAGTGGTGTGTCGAGCCAAGCCGTACGCTCCAAGGAGCCATAATACCAGATTTTCTCAAGGTGCTGGTAGACCACGTAGGAGTCGTTGTAGTCAGAAGAGGCGCTGGGGTAGAACCACCAGACCTCATTCCACTGCTCGTTGGTGCCGCAGATAACTTGGTCCGTCTGGTTCAGATTGATGTTGCTGAACACGTGTTCGCGCAGGGTGCAGGGCAGCGTCTCAACCCGACCCGTATAGGCGTAGAACTTGTCCTGCCCCATCCAGTAGGTGATGTTGGCTGCAGAGGCCATGGACCTCGGGGACATAACGGAGATGTTGTCTGCGTATTCCTGCAGACCGAAGACGTCAGACGTACCGAGAAACTGCAGTGCGTAGAGCGTGCTGTCGGTCCACACCAAGAACTCCTGTCTGGCGGGCATAGCGCGCACGATGCCAGAACCACGAGACACACGAAGGTCCCCGGCTGAGTTGGTTACTGCTGGCGTCCACTGCCCGGGGTTGGCTTGGTCGGCCCACCGGATAAGCATGGGGTCAAAGTCGGCTACACTGGTGCTGCCGTAGGGTACCGCGCCGAACGCCACGAGGTGCTGGTCTTGCTGAGAGAGCGCCAACTGCCCAACGGCAACCGGGACCGAAGCGGCGGTATAGCCATCCGCTGTAGCCTTAGCCTGTAGCGTGATAGCCCTAGTAGCCAGAGCCGTAGTCGGGTCAGCAGTCATACCGCGCGCCCAGTAGTAGGGAGCACCGTTGCGGATATTCATGAAGAGGTCGTTGTCGAAATTCCCGAGCCACCAGTCCCGCTGTGGCAGAGAGACGGGCACAGTCGAGCCAGTGCCCCAAGTTCCGCGTGACCACGTGCTGGTCCCCCACCCATAGCCGAAGGTAGTGATCTGGTAGCCGGGGGTAATCTCGAAGCTGAGGACGATAGACGTGCCGCCTTGGTTGGTCGTGTTGGAGGTGGCAGCAGTCGTGCTCTGGAAGGTGAATGCCGTGCCGGAGGTGACAGTAACCTGTACGTTCGTGTTGATCTCGGCAATCGGAATACCGCCAATGGACGCACCGGCCACGCCGGAGATCGTAACAAAATCCCCCGTCGTCAGGGAGTGCGCCGCAGCGAGGCTGACCGTCACCGTGGTAAGGCCGCTGGAGGTGTTGATGCAGTTGTCGCTGTTAGGCGTGATCATGGTCGGGCTGGTCGCCCGCAGAGGCGTGATGTCGAAGAGGACCGCCCCCACCTCGATATAGACCTTGCTGTTAGTCCCCATGACAAGGAACTCGTCGCTGTAAGTCGTGGTGTAGTTCCACATCTGTCGGCACGCGCCGTAGAAGTTCGTTGGGCTAGCCTTTTCCCAACCGCCCAGCTTCTGAGGGTACCCGGAACGGAAACGTATTTTATCGCACTCCCACCAGCCACCTTCGCCAGTGTAGTTCGTGGTGTCCCGGTTAACCCCGGGCGTGAACTGGAGTTTTACGAAAGCCATCCCACCTACCTCGTCAGCTCAATAAGCCGCCCGACAGTATTTGCGAAACCCGACATGCCGGTCCAAGTTACCGTAGCCCCATTAGTGTAGGTGTTGGGTGGAAGGAAGTCAGACAGGCTACTCGCTATAATGCTCGTGCTGAAGCTGAGACGGTTAACCATCCCGGTTGGCGAGCCAATACTGGGAGTACCAGACTGGTCGCTACAGTAACTTACGACACCAACGCTGTTAGCAGCGCGGGTAAACCCAGTAAGCGCCAACGTGCTAGTTGTGCTGGTGCCTGAAGTTTTTACCGTGGCTGCTGTAGCGTTGGAGTATATCGCGATACCTATAGTACCTCCGTTGGCGGTACCTGTTAGAGTTACTGACCCGGTAGATATGTCGGTGGCGTCGAGAACCTTCGTGTACATATAGTCGTTAAACGAAACCGGCCACGCCAAGGGGCCGACCTGCGTCCACCCCGAAAGTGTGTTGGAACCAACTGCTTCGGTGAAGATGATAGCGAGGTCACCAGCAAAGGCCCCCGAGAAACTTACTGCTTGGGGAGAGGCGGAGGCGAGAGGGTAGGAATACCCGACGCGGTAAGTCACTGGGCCTCGCCCACCGGCAATAAGAGCCTGTTGGATGCCGCTCATCAGGTCAGCCCGCTACCGGAGATGATCCACTGCGTGTTCTCGACTTTAAGCGCCGTCGCCACACCGTACTGTGCCAGCGACCGAGACCCCGTCGTGCCTGTGCCCGCGAGATAGAGAGTGTCGGAAGTGATCGCGATGGTTACGACTTGGGACGTCATGTTGACGAAGGATATCGCTGTGCCGAGGGGGTAGGCGACGTTGGCATTGCTGTCGATAGTGAAGGTACGCGCATTGGCGTCCGACGCAGGGTGGTAGATGTGCTTCCCGCTGTCCGCTAGCACCGTAGTGTAGGCAGCCGACTTGCTGTTCTGCGGGATGTTCAAGTAGCCCACCGACGCCGAAGCGGGCGGGAAAGTCATGACCGTAGAGTCAGTGCCTGAGAACGTCAGGGTGTTGGTGACGGCGAGGGTCTTGCCATCGGTGAGCGTGAGGGTTGCACTGGTCGCAGGAGCGGTAAAGGCGACTTTGTTGACGCTGGTGGCGGTTGCCACGCCCAGCGTAGGGGTAATCAAGGTAGGCGACGTGGCGAGGACCATGCCCCCTGAGCCCGTGACGTTCTGTCCAAGCGCAGTGGCGACACCAGTGCCAAACGAAGTAATG